TCCGATGATACCGTGATTGTGTCGCACCTGTCTGACCCTGGTATTTGCTCGACTTCCGTTCCCCATACGGATGTCTGCACATATATGTCCGATGAAATACGACCTGAGCGATAGGCATACCTGGAATAATGGTAAACGGTCTGGGAAGGTTGTTTTGAATCTCAAGGGTAATCGTTCCCTCAAACCCGGCATCTATCCACCCCCCCGTTTTATGGACTTCAAGGAATAACCGGGCAAGAGACGACTTCCCTTCTATAGCTGCTACAATACCACGACTAAGCCGGATATATTCAACTGTCTCTCCGAGAATACATTCACCTGGCTGCAAAGTGAACGCTTCCTCAGTCTGGAAAGGAATTCCATAGGATTCAACCTCAATCTGGTCGAAAGGGTTTAGCGGTTCGGACGTTTCAGGAAACCGCACAAAGGAACTACCCAGGCAGACGTCATAGGAATTCGGGTTAATACGTTCAGACAAATACGGAGATATTGATATTTCTCCGTTACTGATTACATCTGCAATCTGCCAGTCTACAAGAATCATTTCTGAATATATACCTTATTCGGGCATCCCATGACATCTTCATCCCATTCTGGTTCTATCCAGTCCTGCCTGCCTTCGGTGTTGATTGGAATAAGGAACCGGTTGCAGGTATCCCGAATAGGGCACAGATGACCAGAGCATTTTGATATCATTCAACTCTCCCGGTGAACAGGTATTTCAGACGTTTTACAAAATTCGCGTTGTGGTACTCGAATATGATTTCACAAAGCTCGTTATTGATGTTCAATAACCTGGCCCGGTCTGTCCGAAGTTGTTTGATGGTATCCAGGTTGTTCTGATGTTCCTGGTCAGTGACGAAATATCCATCCTTTTCAGGAGTTTCAATCCATCGTCCGTTCTCAAAATGTCCTGTCATACCCTGTTCTCCCGTTCCTGCATCATGGATTCGATTTTTACCGGGTCAGATAGATAGAGCTTCAACAAACGGGCATAGAAATGATTCATTTTATATCCTTTATTCCGGCATATCTCTTTGAATTGTGTTTGTAGTTCCGGGTCAAGTGGCACCCCTAAACAGGCGGACATACTATAATATTGTCAAACAAAAGATAAAAAAGAACTGGTTAATATCGTAAAACCGAAAAAATACCGTATTGATTATCTGGTAATTTATTCTTCGCGCACCGTGGTTTCACTCATCTTTTTCAGTAAATGTTTCGCAGACGGGTTATTCTTCAGAAACTCCTCTATTTTCTGGAACTCCTCGACACCTTCAGGAGTCAGGGGAGAAGCACATTCCATGCAATATCGTGCTGCCGGAGGGTTTACCGTTGAACAGACCGGACAGTATTTTTCTTCCTGTGCATCCACCCATTCCTACAATGCCTGAATAATAGTTGATGAAATATCCAGACCCTGTTTTTCTCCGAGTCGTACAGCAGCTTCAAACAAATCGCATGGAACCCGTGCCCCTAATTGCCTGGTCGGCACCCCCGCAGGTCTTGCCATAGAGTTATGAATGTTATATATAGTTATATATTTTTTGTCTATTTTTGTTTATTTTATTGTTAAATTCTATTTAACAAAATTTATATACTTTGGTGTATAACATAATGTATAACACCTGTATTACAGGAGGTTGAGAAAACTGAATGACCGAAACAAAAGTTGTGAATTTTCGGGTAACACCGGAGATGGAATCGATGTTAGAACAATTACGGAAGAGGACTGGTTGCAAGGATACCAGCGAAACAATAAGAACTGTCATAAGGGCTTATGCCTTGCAAGCCCCTGTGAAGGTGTCAGCCTGATTTCGTTTGTAAAGTATTTGGAACGCGAACAATGGAAAAGGAGAATGATAAGATGAAGAATGAGAGAGAAACCCGGTCAGGAACCGCCAAGAACCAGAACCGGGAACAGAATACTATTATATCTGCACCGAATGGGATAAGCGTTTCGGAGACTGCAAAAGCAATGCTCCGAGAGATGGACAAGAACACCCCAAGCAACGAGCTTCTTTTACGGGGATGGTCCTGATGCAGATTCCATCCAATGAATTGCCAGACCTTTCAGCTCAGTACGGGGCTGAAACGATGGAGATTCTTATCTCTGTTGGGTTAATTGAGGTGGTCTGAATGTCCCGGTCAAAGGAATTAATGGACGATGCGTTCAAATCCGCAGAAGAATGTGGAATTGAAATCCGCGATAAATATGCATACGCATCAGGATATTTAACAGCAATCATTGAGGACCTGGAACAGACAAACCAGAAACTCCGTGATGAACTGAACAAAAAGACCGGGAACGAAATATTGGATAGTATCATCAGGGAAGCAAAGTTCTGTGACCTGGAAGAACAGTCAGACCGGGATGCTCTGGTAGATGCTCTGGCAGAATACATCCGGCAACTCGAAAAACTGGAATACGAAGAGGAATTATCCGAGGATGACTTATACGAGTCATACTGTGATGATGCGTATCATGCATGGCGGGATGACCAGCTCATACAGGAGGAATCATAAATGACTCAAAGAATCCTTGATTCATCTTTTCGTTCTGCACTTGATTTATGCCGTGAATCAGATGTGAAAGAAGCATCTGATAATTACTTACTCGATTTGGTCCGGCAGTTTATCAACGAAATCCGTGTTAAAGCGTTTTTCAGAGATGTTAATGAATCCCGGCAGATGTATTCAAACTCCCTATCAGATGTTGCCAAACTCCGTGAAGCACATGCCGAATTACAAATATTTATCAAAATGTGCACAGATTTGGACCACACTATCATAACCCAGGCAGAATCTTTAATAGAATCCAAAAAATCGTCGGGAATTACCCACGAAGGCATTTGGGAAATATACCCGAAAACAAAGCACGAGAACGGCTCTATAAACAAAGAAAAATTTTTGAAATTGTTTCCTAAGGTGTGGGACGAACTGAAACAGGCAAAACTAAAAGACGTTTCGGATTATTTTGAGCCGACACTCGGAGATACCAGAAAGGCCATTAAAAAATTAAAACAAGACCCAGAACTGGTTATCAATCAGGGGAGAGAAGTTGTCATTGGTCATGATATCAGGATGAACATTCCAGGTGAAAAAACATCTGAAGGGGTGGAATGCTAATGTTGGTTCCCGTGTCCTACAATGGCAATCTGGTATTGGACAGCATGTATCAGGTTGAATCCGTGGATATCATCACCCTTGGAATGAGTAAGAGACCGGTCCCGGTATTCGCACAGGGAAGAGAATGTGGAACCGCCACAAACAAGGGGCGACTGATACATTTTGAAGTTGATGGGTTCAAAGTCGTAGCCCCGTCAAAATATCTCATCCCGCTACTGACAAACGAGATTGGGAGTATTAATTGCCAGGTTATGCCGGACGGGGTGAACTAGATGGAACTTGAGACATTTGGAGAGTTTCGGAAAGGGAAGTCTGGGTTTGTTTTTCATATGTATGGAACTGGTCAGTATTACATTGATGATGCAGACCTCTGTCAGCTCAGGAACTCCCTGAAACAGAATCACGTATGCCGGGAACCCTATCAGGTATATGATGAAAAGACCGATGCTTGTATCGGTTCACTTTATCCGGCAAATGACCCTGCAATAAGACGGTATAATGTAACCATTGATGGCACCACCTATTCTATCAGGTCAATACATCTCCTGAACGTGATAACCGGCAACCAGAACGCAGGAGAGATAAAGGGATACAAAGCCCCGGAACTTGAACCAGGTCAGATGACTCTGTTCGGGGTGACAGCATGACCGAAACACAGACCGGAACCGGAAGCCAGGGAACCCCTGAACAGGTCATTGTATCCAGTGTCCTGAAAGAGACCAATGAAATTGTTCTCAAGTGGTCTGACGGGTTCATGGCGAAATACAAGATGGATACCCTGAACCTGGACTTTGAACCAGTTCACGGTCAGAACGTCACCGGTCATTTCATCGGGTCACGGCTGATAAAGTTGGTTCTGGTATCATCCCCGGAACCTGAACAAAAGCTGGAACCAGCAAAACCTACACAGAACCCGGTGAAGAATCCACCAGAGCAGAAACACCCTGAACCAGCAGGGAAGCCCTGGTACAGAACCGCAAAGGTCGGGAAAATGGTCGTGAACCCGAAGAACGGGATGGTTCAACTGAACTGTTCTTACAAGGACTTCAAAACCCAGGAATTGAAACTCTGGTCCGTTGTCATTCCAGAGAAACTATCCGAGAAGGTTCAGCAGTTCAAGGAGGGAGACCTGATAACCATTCATTCAGTCGGGAACACGGTCACGGACGTGGAGAAGAAGGAATACACGAACAACAAGTATTCCGCACCTGTTCAGAAACCGGTTGTCACGATTGGAGGGACAATAAACCTTCAAAACTACGAGAATATCAGGATAGAGATATCCGGCCCTTTCGATGGTCAGGACGATATCACCCGGTATATCCAGACCCTGAAAGAGACTGCTCTTCAGTTCGGGAAGGATGAAATCACACAGGGGTTTATCAAAAACTATGTGAAGCGGACTTTTGGAGAGTGAATGAAATGGAAACATTCACTCACCCAAGCGTATGTACGCTTGAAGAAACGTCTCAATTTTTCAGGAGATTTTCAAGCATATGTACACATATATGTACTGTACATATACTTGAGTACTTAGCTAGTAATAATAATAATAATAGGTCTTTTAAAGGCATCGGGGGACGGTCATAATGGCTTATCCTCGGAAATACGTCAATAGATACACAACTGCTATCAATATTGAACGGAAAAAGAAAGACCTTCTTGAATTGCTCAATATTGAACTGACCCATGCGGTGAATATTGGTGCAGACTCTCTTATCAGTCATGCAATCAAAACCCGGTCATATGTATCCACTGAAGCTCTGAACCTGTTTAAAGAACTTCAGGATATGGAATGCTCTGATATCAGGGAATACATCAAACAGCAGAAAGAACTGGAAGAATATCTCTCACAGGTTCAAACCGAATTTGAGAACGAGCCAGAACCTGAACCAGATACCCCGTTCAAGTTCTTCCATATCAACATCAGGCAGGCACTCGGAGAACAGAAGTTCCAGGCATACCTGCAAACTATTCTGAGAAACCCCTATGATGACCAGGCTTTCATCCGGCATATGCTCAATGAAGCCGGGAAGGTCAATGGCGGGAAAACTGATAGCAATTCCCACGATGTGAACCAGGTCTATAACTGGCTCTTGGAAGTCAGCCGGGGGAACGAATGACCGGTACGGATGCATGTGACACCCCGTTTGAATCAGATGTCCGTATCGTTGACCGGATGGATGACTGGAAAAAGGTTCTTTCAAATGAGCCTTTCAAATCACTCGTTGCTGCACTGAAACGGAAATACCCGAAAGAAGTTTCTCTTACATTAGATTACCGGGATATTCAGTCAGCCGGGAAACTCGGAATAGAACTGGCAGACGAAATCCTCGAGAAACCCCTGAAGGTCATGGAAGATATCAGGGATTCCCTCTGGACGAACCGGATGATTACAACCGAAGGCGACTTTCATTGTAACGTCAGGTTCACCCATCTCCCCCGAAAAACCCCGGTCAGGGATATTAGAGCAGATGACATCGGGAAACTCATTTCGGTTGAAGGTATCATCAGGAAGGCATCAGAAGTCAGACCACGGCTCACACTAGCAGTATTCAGATGCAAAGCCGGGCACCGGAATATCCGGGCACAGGGGTTCGGCCCGATGGTGGAACCGGATGGCTGTCAGGCAGATGGCTGTAACAACAAAAAATTTGAACTCCTTCCGCCGCCACACAGCAAGTTCATAGATTCACAGCGGTTAAAACTTCAGGAACTCCCAGAGGGATTACGAGGTGGAGAACAGCCTGAAAGTATTGACATAGATGTATTGGACGATATCTGCGCAAGTGTCACGCCGGGAACGAGGGTTATTCTGAACGGCATCGTCAAACAAGTCCAGAGACGGTCCCAAGGTCAGTTGTCCACGACATTTGATATTTACATCGAATGCAATTCCATTGAGATAGGAGAGACAGACTTTGATGAGGTTGAAATCAGGGACGAGGATGAAGAGGAAATCAAACAACTGGCAGCACTTCCCTGGATACTGAACCCTGATACAAACATCCCTGAACCCGGAGTCTATTCAAAGATAGCAGGTTCAATAGCCCCGTCAATTTTTGGTATAACTCATGTCAAGCGGGCAATAGCACTTCAGATGTTTTCCGGTATCCCGAAGGAACTGCCGGACGGGTCACGTATCAGGGGTGACATTCACGTACTGATGATTGGAGACCCGGGCATTGCGAAATCTCAGCTCATAAAATACGTGACAAAACTGGTTCCCAGGTCAGTCTATACATCAGGGAAGTCAGCATCGGCAGCCGGTCTCACAGCATCAGCGGTGAAAGATGAGTTTGACGGCAGGTGGACCCTTGAAGCCGGAGCTTTTGTTATGGCTGATAAGGGTATCATGGGGCTGGATGAGATTGAGAAGTGCGATAAATCGGCTCAGTCATCAATTCACGAGGCGATGGAACAGCAATGCTATGATGAAGATACTGAAATTCTCACCGTATATGGCTGGATGAAATTCTCTCATTTAGATTATGATACCGCTGTAGCGACATTAAATCCAAAAACAAATCAGATTGAGTATCACATTCCCGATGATATTGTAGTATATCCCTATTCTGGTGAAATGTGCCGAATCAAATCACGGCAGGTTGATTTGATGGTTACACCGAACCACAGATTGTATGTATCCCGTTGTATCAGAGCAGATAATTACGAACCATATCACTTTGTAGAAGCTCGTGACATGAAATTGAGTCAACGGGCTAAATTTAAACGTGATGGAATTTGGAAAGGTAGTTCTCCTGTTAAATTTGGATTGCCGTCGATTAAGAAATTCAAAAATCACATTGCAGAAAACGGATATGAAACAGGGATAAGAGAAATTCCCATTAAACCGTGGTTACGACTTCTTGGATATTTTTTATCGGAAGGTAGCGTTCATGGGAAAAATGGCGTTCCTTATAGAGTTTCGATATCCCAAGTAAAACCAGAAACAAGATCGCGGATATTTGATGCCATCTCATCAGCAGGGTATGATTACAAAATTAATGGAGATAACATCGTCATTAATGACAAACAACTCGCAACGTATTGTTCTCAATTCGGATTACAACCAGAAAGATTCGTTCCAGACTTTGTTAAGGGCCTGTCTCCCGAATTGATACGCGAGTTTTTGAAAACCCTTGTTGATGGAGACGGACACGTCAATAAAAAGACTGGAACTACGACATACGTTACAAGTTCAAAGCGACTTGCAGATGACGTTCAGGAATTGCTGTTAAAATGCGGTATTTCAGGCAACATTGTCAAAAGAAATACAAAAGGAACAGAATCAAAAATTCACGGGCGGACGGTCAGATTCAAACACGACACATATGTTGTATCTTTCATTCGAGAACAAGGAAACACCCCGAGTATAAATCAGAATGGGAACTCTCACATAACAACGGAAAATTATTCCGGCCGGGTTCATTGTGTAACTGTTCAGAATCACATCATTTACGTCAGAAGAAACGGGATTCCAGTTTGGTGTGGAAATAGTATATCAGTTGCAAAAGCCGGGATAACCGCATCCCTTCAATGCAGATGTTCGGTTCTCGCAGCCGGGAACCCTGCAATGGGACGGTTTGATGATTATTCCGGTCTGGCAGAACAGTTCAACATGCCACCGTCTTTGTTATCCAGATTTGACCTTATCTATTTACTGACCGATAAACCGGAAAAGACCAGGGACGAGATGCTGGCATGGCATATCCTGAACACCCATCAGTATGGCGAAGAGCTGGTCATTGCCAAGAAGGAGCGGCGTGAAGCATCTGAAACCTATTCCGGCATTATCCCGGGTATTCCACCTGTCTTACTCAGGAAGTATGTGGCATACGCAAAGGCGAACGTACATCCGAAACTGTCACGGGAAGCAATGGAGAAACTCACTAATTATTTCATGAGTATCCGAAACCTGGCAGATTCATCAGACAAACCCGTCCCGGTGACAGCACGGGCAATAGAGGCACTTATCCGACTGGCAGAGGCAGCAGCCCGGATGGAACTTTCACCGGTGGTAACAGAGGACCATGCATCCCTTGTCATTCAGATAGTGGATGAGTCACTGAAACAGGTTGCATATGACCCCAAGACAGACACCTGGGACATTGACCGGGTAGTATCAGACAAACCGAAATCACAGCGGGATATGATTCGTGCAATAGAAAAGCGGTTTGATGAACTGAAGAACGAAACCGGACTCACATCAGAGCATGAACTGATTAATTCCCTGGCAGACGAAGGGCATTCACGGATAGGAATAGCAAACACGGTTGAAAAAATGAAGAAGGAATGCATATACACGGAAAAGAAGGGCGGATTCCTGAAGAGGTTGTAAAAATGACACGAACTGAAAAGATTTATCCAATTAACAATCACATGGTCGGTCTCCGGGTAAGGGAGACTGAAATTCTCTCTGAAATATACGAGAACTGTGGCGGCGACATATTCGTATCTGAATACGTGAAAA